CGGGCAATCCCGATTCCATTTCAACCTCAATATCATAAGTTAAAATAACATGTCCTTCTGATGGAATATCGGATTCGGTATATGTATCAACTAAAACACGTGTTGTTTCAGGTACATCCGATTCAAATAATTCCGGGTCATCTTTTTTAAATTTGAATATTTTAGTTAGCCTATCACCATAAAGAGAAATATATTCACCTCTATCAGCTTTTTCATAAGCATACCTTGTATATGGAAAAGAACGATATCCTAAACGGTCATCCCAAATATGTACTAAATTCCTTTCTCTTTGATAATAACAGTTTTGATACATCTACGCATTTAATTTTTTATGTAATTCAATAAGCATCTTTCCTTCGTTTTCTGAAAGTTCTAATGCTCGTTCAATACTTTTTTGTTCTCTTTCTTTTCTATAAGTATCGTCATCCAATATCTTGTCTAATAGTTCAAATAGGTCTTTTTTAAATTTAAAAAACAATCCGTTTGGTTCTATTTCCTGATAACATAGGGATTCTTGATATATCATTGGTGTACCATTCATCAAACAATCCGTTGCCGATACACTCCAACCATAATTTGTTTGCCTCATTTGAATACCAACTTTACATTGTTGTAATCTACCATAGTACTCATGCTTTGGAAGTTTAGTAGCATCAATCCAATTATGTTCCGGTGTTCCTTTTAATTGAGGCACCCACACACTAAAATCTTGTCTACGTTCTCTATATTCCTCCATCAATTTAATGAAAGTAGGATATCCTTTATAAGCTGCTGCTCTATGATTGAATACTATAATATTTCGTTTTTCTTCCGATGCTGATTCTATTACATTTTGTTTTGGTAATCCCAAATTCCATACTACCAAAATATCATCTAGCTTTTTAACGAACTCATCATTGAACCAAATCTTAGCTTCTTCTAATACTCTATTCTTTTGGTCTTGTGTATTAAGATAGCAAGTTTCCATTTGTGATATACCCAATAATTCAATTGGCATCCATCTCCATTTATTCTTTCTATCTTCCGCATTGCAGGATTTCATTTCCCACCAATGGCAATATCCAATAATCTTTGTGTTAAAATCGTTTTTGTATCTTCCAACTTGAGGCCAATCGGGCAAATGGGAATAGATAACATCATACTCCAATGTTTCCAACAACCTATTAAAATCCGGCGGATAGGTACGCATTTTAATCATATCGCCCGAAAAGGGTAAGATATGCTGCTTTACATTTAGTAAATTCAGTTTCTTAACCGGCTCGGGTAATATAATATTCCAAAAGTATTCTCCGTGTTGCTCTAACCCCTTAATGTGATTGTAGATAACATCAACGAATGAATCTTTTTCTATGTTAGCGGAATTGGTGATATTAGGTATCACCAAAACACGCCTTGCTTCTTTACTTAATTGTCCTTCCCAAAATGTCATTAATTTAAATCATTTACTATTGTAGTTGGCATCTCAATTAATTCAACCTTATATGGTTCTTTTTGAGATTCTGTAAGATGCCATTTTAATTTTTTATATATTTGTGCACCCAACCCAGATTTCCAAGTGTCTTCCCAAGTTGTATTTTTATGATGAACAAGTATAACCAAACTTGTCTTTCTCTTTAGTTTTTCTTCTTTTTGAAGTTCTGCACTCTCATACAAAGTATTCCAAATTGTATCCCATCTAAACATAGCTGATGATAGTGATATACATATTGTATTTGCATCACGTGTGTTATACAATTCTATTTTCTTTTGTAATCTTTTTTTGTTTTCAGGTTTATCATAGTGAATCCAAAGTTTATTACTAATTGCAAATTTATTTGCTGCAATTTCTTCCTTTGCTTTATTAAGAATTCTAGTTATAGCTGCTTTAGGAAATCCACACTTATCTAAGAAAACTTTATTACCATCCGAATTGTAAGGAGTCCCAGAGGTTTCAGCCACACCAACAATATATTTAACTGCATCAGCCGGCGTCATTGATACTTTTTCAATTTCTGGCTTTTTGTTAAGTAAATTACTTACACCTTTTAATTCTTGGTTAGTAAGTTTTGTATGATATTCTAATGGAATTCTAATAACCGGTACTTCGGAACAATGTTTTGAATCATATGCAGCATCTAATGTATGATTACCATCTCCAATAACATCTTCACCAGCCATTCTACCTTCATATATAACTATTGGATTACATTTATCAGTAGTTCCATTTGCTGCATCAATCTTCTCTCTAATATTTCTTCTATGTTCGGTATAGTCTTCCGCTCTTACCTGTAATCTTTTTATTTTATAAACTTCGTTTACATCTTCTTTGGTTATTGGAAATTCTTTGTTAATAATTTTATTTGCCAATTCTTCCATTTTATCAACATCGGGCTCTACATATTTAGGAGTTCCGTTATATTTGTTGATATATTTATCATTTGTACGAGCCTTATTATCACTTAATATTTTATGCTCTTTTACAGTCATTTGTGTATAATCACCATAATCAAGAATTTCAAATCTAAGTTTTGTACCAGTTGCTGAAAATATCTTATTAAAAGATTCATCGGTTGATGAATGCCAATATCCATCACCAACATAACCTTTATGTACACCTACATAAACTTTGTCCTTATATTCACCATTTAGTACAGTGAATCTATATAAATAGCCCTCATATACATCGGGCACATTTCCCAATTCAACTTCCGATATTGATGGTGATTTTTCTAAACTTTCTTTAAGCCATTCTTGGTACTTTTCTTTTTTCATTTCTTTTAAGGTTTATGATTTTAAATTTTGTTTATACTCAAATATACGAATAATACCCCAGTTTTCCAAATAATTTGAGGTATTTTTTGTAACTGATTGATTATCAATGAGTTATATATTACCAAAAATTTGCAGCCCCTTCCGGCGCTTCGTATGTAGTTAGGTGATGTACCACTTCTGTGTTGTATGATGCGGTGTCTTTTGGATAAGGTCTGATTTCGTGCTTTAATCGTTTCATCAAATCCTTCTTCTCTTTCTTATCTTGCGCAAGTATTTGAACGTATCTATGTTTTGGTGGTTCTTCCCTTCTCCAAAACTCTTTGTATCCCTGCTTACCAATTTCCATTTGTAAGTGTGCTAAGTTACCACTACCCCATAATGAAAAAACAGTCCTACTATGAATCCATTGATAAGGGTCTTTGTGTAATGATATACCCCAATTTGGCATCAATGCAATATCCGTAGATAATCCTTGATAAATCCAATTGGTAGCCTGATAGATACCTCCTAAGTGAGCCTGTCCATTATCAGCATATGAAAGTAGAACTTTAATATCCTTATCGTTTTCCTTTAACCATTTGAAAGATTGTCCTAATGCATATGATTCGATATTAGAACCATAACCATCATCACAATATAAACGGGTCAATTCTAAAATGTTATCTTTGGTTAATCCTTCACAAATAGAAGTGGATGCCTTTGCTCCAACAGGAAACCCATAGATTAAACAACCTATAAGTTTATCACCATCAAAGGTATTAGCATCTTCTGATTTGTAATATATTCCAATTGCGTATCTACAAGCTGTCCAAGCATGCGTATAGTGTTTCTTTACGATTATATCTTTAGCAATTGATTTTGCTATTGGTGCAACATACACTTTAGATACATCACAATAATTTTTACCTTCTACTTTCATACTAAATCTTTAATCTTAATTAAGAATCCAAGTGATGTATTATTATCACCACCTTTTACACCCATCCTAGCTTTCTTATCTTTTACCAATTGTTCAATCTTTCTTTTTAACTCATCGGTTTCGATTACAATTGCTTGCTTTTCTGATATTTTGTAAACCCAATAATCAGCTTGGGTAGTTCTTATTCCAGATGGTTTACCCCTACTTTCATATTCAATATAAACGTTACCGGTTTTCTGACTCATTCTATCTGATTTAACTTCGAATTTGGAGTTACTAACTATATTATGAAACCAGCTTTCGCCTTCCACAATACCATATTCCAAATCATATCTAAAATCAGAGTTGTAATTCATTACCAATAACCTTTATCTTCTTTTAATTTAACTTTTTTAGCAGTAGGTTTAGTTTGTTTTTTTGTTTCAACCTTAGTTTCTACTTTGGTTGTTTCTTTTTTAGCCTTAGCTTTTTTTCGTTTTTCATCCAACTTAGCAAAAGCATCATGCAATTGACCAATTTTACCTTTTTTCTCTAATGCAGCTTTTTTCTGCATTTCTTTGAACATTTTATCATATCCCGGTGGATATTTTTGCTCAACTGATATAGGTCCATTTGTGGTCCTATCTAAATCATATTTCCATATCGATTCCCCGCCATCATCATCTTTATAAACTATTTGAAATTTGCGTGGTTTTTCTGGTGGTGTTTTTGATACTGCCATAATAATACAAATATACTAATTTATTCTGATAATTCCAAATTTATCGGCTCCATTTTATGAACCTCATCTATAATATCCAATTCTATCTTTGGATATGGGAACACCTCATGTTTAAGCGATTTTAAGAGGGTCTTACGTTGCTTCTTATCCTTTGTTAGAATATACACATATCGATGCTTACGGGGTTCTCTCTTAATCCAGAATGGGCTCGTAACCATTGTCTGAATTATCTTCGGGTCATTCGTTCCGTATTTTACATAGGATGTCCGAGAATGATGCC